TGCCATCTTAATTCTTTCAGGCTCACCAATATGATCCCATTCGCTCTCATAAAATCTGATACCTAGGTATTCTCCGAAATCAACAATGTCAACCGTCATTTCTACTGGCATCTTTATAGAGCGAATAGCCATGCTTATCTCTGGTGTATAAATCATTCTTTCTCCATAGTCAAGGATTCCCACACATTAAACCAATCATCTTTTGTTTTATGTGCGTTAAATTCTTTGTCTATTTTACCATCTTTGAGATATACCCCGCCCCAAACTCCCCATTCTTTATTGGAGACGGCTTGAGCAAAACATCTCTGATTCATTGGGCATCTCTGACACATGTTGTCAATAGACTTTGCGAGATGGGGATCTTCTTCATATTTGTCAAAGAATAGATTGGTATCCATTCCAAAACATTCGCCTTTATCCTTCCACCTGTGCATAGTCTCTCCCAATAATATTAGGAAGTTCCCAGCCATTCTCTGTAAGAGGAAAGACCTTCTTCTTCATCCACTTATCGCTCTTAAATAGTCCGTCCTTAGCATACATGGCATTGCTACTATTTGTATACTTAACAACATTCCATCCCTCCCATGATAAATCACCACGAGAACGAACAATGAGTTCCATCTCTTCTAAACTAGTTATCAGCATAGTTTACTTCTCCTGCTTCCATCGTAAAGACAACTCGCTTAATTCCTACCTTATCAATAAGAAAGGCACACTTTGAACAAGGCTTGCTGTCTCTATCTTTTCCTTGACGGTTGACTCGTGCAACGTAAATTATTGCACCCCTCAAATTACCTTCCCCTGATTCACGAATCGCAACCTCTTCTGCATGATAAGAGCAATCTGTCTTGATGTGTTCAGGAGAAACATAGTGAGGATTGTTTCTGTTTTTATTCCAACCAGAGCCTAGAACCCTTCCTCCCTTGACTATAACTGCTCCATGGGTGTTCCTTGCTACTGACTTTGTTGCGAAATATCTCGCAACGCTTAGGTAAGATCGATCTGTTCTAGATAGCATATCGACCTTAATATCTGAATACGCCAGTCTCTACCCCAGCCAACTCAGCAGATGCTGTCAACTTAGACGGCCTCTGACTTGGTGTAGAGAGAAAGGCAAAGTAGTTAAAGTTTGAAATATTTTCTTCGATATAAGATGGAGGTACTTTATAGAAACGAACCCGAATCCCACGGCGCTTAAGACCCTGCTCTGACATATTACAGAATTCAGATGTATATGAGTTAATTGTGGCTGGTCCTGCTGTGTACACATTAAACTCATCGTCTTCGCAAGAGGATAGGGCAACGCCCATTGCTCGCATAAAAACTTGGTAGTCTGAGAATTCCTTAGTTCCTTGTACTGCGATGTTCATCCTATTCCTTTCCGCTTTCTTCTATTTCGTCTAGAATTACGAGTAATTTTTTTATTTCTTTGTTGCTCATTGACATAATATTAATAGGTCTTGCTGTTTCAAAATCTGGTTCTCTTGTTATTTCTGATTCATAGAATACATTGTTGTGAACCCAATAGGCTTTATCATCATATACTGCAACCCTAATTGATTCTCCACCTTCCATATCGTCTTCGTAATCATCATCATCGTCCTCATCTTCGTCATACTCTTCATACTTCTCTCTAGTCATTATAAACAATAATGCTCCTAATGTCAAGGCCCAAGGAAGAATAATCAATAAGGTAATCATATTATGACCTTCTTGGAAAGAACTGTCCCTGCCAAGTGCTTTCTGTGGGCTGACCAGATTTAGAAGCATCTGGCTCGTTAGCATAAAGTGCTCTCTGTTGATCTACCGCTTCTTGTTTTGTTGGATGGGTTCCCATAACTTGTCCACTTGGTCCAACAACTTGATATTGAGAACCAGATCTTTTAATATCGTATGGCATTTGATCAACTCCTTAGATAATTATATACTAATTGTACGTCACCAGAGGATTGAACTCTGCTCTAGGATGCATATAAGGCACCATCTGACCACCAGCCAGCCGTGACGCAAGGCTCCGTGCTAAACAGAGGTTAGCGCAAGTATGCTCCAACTTAAGAAGATAAGGTAAATGATAACTGATACACCAATGCTTAGCGAGTTATTGCTCCCATTGGATATGGATATCCCAAGACTAATTAAATTAAAGACAATGCTGAAGGAAAACAATACAATGGTTGCAATAATAAATGAAGTAATCATTCTATACCTTTCGTGGTTATAGTGAAATTCTATCAGAGGAATCCGAAGTTGTCAAGAAATCCACGAACGTCATCAGGAATATCTTCTGGTTCCCAACGTCTATCGCCTTCCTCTTCAATTCTATTCTTTTTTGCAACAGACTTCCAATCATGAATTTCAATCTCTTGATTGGCATTACGAGGAGTGTGAGCGATTGCATTATATACTGCCCCTGTAACGGCATCTGAGAGATCCTTAGAGCCTTTACGAGGATGATCGACCTTCTTGTCAGACACAATACGCAACTGGCTCATTTCGTCAAGGAGGATCTGAATATGAGGCATCATGACACGATCTTCATAGACTAGCATTGCAAGATCCTCATAATGTTTCTTGCCAACAGAAAGAGTATCTGTTTTAATTCCTACACTCTTAAGTTCCTGCTGAATGTCAAATGACTGCCAACGGTCAAAGGTGACAAGTCCTACGTCATATCCATTACGTCTAAAGTCTACAATCCAATTCTTTACTTCTGAAAGATCTACTGGACCTTCTTTTTTAGGTTCCCACCAAACAATTGCATCTACTATAACTATGGGATGAATCTGAGTATAGTTATTGAATGTTTGAACTTGTACCCACTTCTCAACATGAGCGATAGCCACAGCACACTTGTCATGCTTTTGGGCAAGGTCAGCATGAAGATAATATTTGACACCCTCTCGTGGCTGAAAGACTGGTTCAATTCTCTTAAAACTATCGATTGGATTGTGAAGGCACATAGCCTTTTCTAGTTTATCTTTTTGCTTAAAGAATGCATCTGACATAAAGGATGGCATACATACAAATCTCTGCATGGCATCTGAAAAGTCAGACATGAAGGAAATCTTAAAGTCTTCAATGCTTCTCGTGGGGTTGGCTTCCCATGTTGGTCTCTTAATTGCATAAACCCCAGGATATTTGTAAGAGATAATGTGATCCTCTTCCCACTCAATTGTAAACTGATTGTCTTCTTGTTCTGCTGGCAAATCTGGGTTAATGGTGAAAGTGTATGACTTTAACTCAACATCCTTTTCAGAAACTACCTCGTCATATCTTTTAGAGATAAAGTCTCCTGGATAACGAGGGAAAGAAAGTAAGACTACCTTGCCAAAGTCTGGGAATCGTGAGTCTACTGATGCACGGAAGGCTTTATAGATACCGTCACCCGTCTTAGCATTCTCATTTCCACTAGCACTGTCCTGAGCAAAACCAGAAATCTCGTCAAGGATCGCCAAGATCAGGTTTAGTCCCTCATGACTCTCTCTTTCTGAGTGACCAGAATACACAGTGATAGTTTTATCAAACTCAATGCTGTCTACCTTTGCATCATACTTTCCTGCAAACCATGGAGAGCGAGCAATCTTCCCCTTAAATCCTTTGAAGAAAACGTTCTTGGCCTGTTGTGCGTTAATAGCAACGTTGATAATATCAATAGCATCTCCAGGTGGCTTGCCAAAATATCTGGCAGGATCTTTTAGACATAAGAGTTTATATACTAGGTATGCACAACCAATAGTTGATGTGTGGTCTTTTCCACTTCCTTTGCCTAACTGAAGAAGCACCTCTGCCTTCGTGTACTTTTTAAAGTGATCACGACCTTCTTTTTCTCCCATGAACCTCATGAGATCTTCTTCTTTGTAGATTTGGCTCATTGCCTCTACCAAGTCCCTTTGGATTTGAGATAGTGGTGGCTGATCTAGATACTCTTTGTCGTGCAAAAATGTGTCTAAGTCTACAGGATCTTCTTCAAAAGGAGATTCATCTAGAGCATCAAAGAATTCAGAAAAATCAAGACTCATGGATAACGATTGCCTCTCCTTGTGGACCAGACACCTCTGTCAGACGAGAAAGAACCTTAGGCTTGCATGTGGGACAAGACCCAGAAACATCCTTTAGAATGCTCATAAGCAATTCTTGTTTTCTTTCTGTCTCTAATAGTTGTTCTGATAATTCCTTATTTTCAAGAAGTCCAGCCTTTTGAAGCATTTCTATTCTACGAGTCTCAATGTCAAGAACTAATTTAATCGCTCCCGTTTTTGCAGATAGATTGCTTGTTGTGGTTGCCTCTTCAATGACTTCATAGGCTTGCTTGATGAGTTTAGAGTAGTG